ATGACCAAGAATCTCGTGACGAGGTTGTGTTTGATGAATAGTTGTTAAAAAGCCATTGTTTTCAGATGAACGAACAAAATCAATTAATGGCCAACGAAAAGTCGGCAAGTCTGGTTCAGGTGTTCGAAGAGTAGTTAATACAGGTGTAGCAACTAATGGTAGATCGATCAGCTCTGGAACAGCTTCATAATCATCCATCAAGAAAGCAAGTTTTTCGGCGGCTAACCGCGGAGCAACAAATGGACGAAGAATACGAGCAAGAAAAGGTGAACGAGTGATATTACCACGAAAAAGTGGTTCTTTACAAATTGGACACGAATCGTGATGAAATTGCCAATTCAAAATCGCAGTATATTCAAAAATATGACCACAATCAGTTGTAGCAGGATCCGATGGTGTTTCAAGTGTAATAGAACAACGAAAATCAGCAAGTTCAAAACGTGGTTCAGAAGAAGGTAACGATGAGGATGCCATAAGTTCAGATGATGATGATGAATTACAAGCAGCCATGTTTAAAATAGAAAAGCCCCTTCAAAATTGTTTACATAGTAAACAATCATAAATTAGCATTTTCCAAAGCACGACGAAGATTACCTACATTACCAAACCCGCCAACGCGTGACGCAGGTTCTCTGATGCCAGATAATCGTGGAACCATCATATTATTTCCGCGTGGTAAATTTGGACCATTGTTGGCATTAGATACTTGTTTAACAGAATATTTCCTAGCGGCATTTTTGTTAGGTTTAACTGCATGAAAAGCACGTAAAGAAGCCTCAATTTGTCGTTGAGAACTCTTCACTTGTTGTATCTTAGGATAAGTACGAGGTCTAGGTATACGAGATGGTCTTTTCTTTTCAATTTTAGCAACAGCCTTCTCAACAATAGGTGCAACTTGGGCAACAGTTGGTTTATTTGCAGAAAAAGCATTAGACAACCAGTTGACAATTTTAGGCACATAGGTGGTAACTAAACCAAGTATAGATCCAAAATCATTGGCTGAAGACGGGTAGCCATCAGGTTTTTGATGAACAACACCAGCGGCAGCATGAATAGCCTTATCATCAGGTATAGGAGCAGCAGCTTGAAAGAAAACAAATGACGATTTTGGTGCAGGTTGTACTTCAACACCAACATAAGACTTTACAGTTATATAAGGTGCATTCGCCATACCCTCACCGGTGGGCACCGATAAACCAGTAAACATAACCATGGCCCATGTAAAATCAGACCAAACAGTATCAGAATATTGGTGTAATAAACCAGGTGAAGATAAAGGTGCATTATTAAGAGGCACAAGATGACTATTACCATCGCCAGTTAAAAAGCGAATATAAGTTTGAATAAGATCATATTCGGAACCATCGGCCGTATCAGGCTGATTGAAA